TATCCGTAATGGTCGCGTAGCATCTCACACACAGTATCTTTACCATGGCGGCCGTGACCAATAACTAATAATTTGGGTTTACTCATTAACTTCTCCTAGTAATAGCTTATTATAAACTAAAAACTAGAAGTTGTCAACCGTTAATCAAAGTGTCCGCCCTTTACAACAACATGTTTCATTTCTTCTATTAGGAGCTGTTCTTCACGTGCTGCATATGCTTCGTTGAATCCTTCCTCGTGAATATAACTTTCATTATTCCCCCAAAGTCGTTTAAAATATGAATCATATGTTTTTTCAATTGCGTCATCTGTCCAGGAAATATCAATTAACTTACCTTTGATTATCCAATTATAACGGTTAGCTTCTTTACGTACAAACGATGAACACATTGGCTTCTCCTTGTTGCAAACGTATTTACTTAGGGTCTAAGGTGTTAGCGCAAACTTAGACTACTTTTAACCAATTACAAATCCGTATCCAGTACCACCGGCCATTGCATTAGCAACTTCATTTTCAAGTTTTTCTATTTCGCCTTGGGCTTCTGCTTTTAAGCTAGAGCCATTTAGACTTGTGCCGCCTTGTGGACCAGCAATAGTAGCAAACTTTTCTCTTGCTTCGCCTAACATGTACTTACACGTAGCAAGTGTATAATCTTTAATCCACTGCTCTGCCATATAATCGCTTAACAGTTCTTCATCTGGGCGATAGTTGTATGCATATAACATTAATGTTTCTTCTGCTCTAGGTCGTTGCAATAGTGTAATTTTTTTAGAACTAGCATTCCATTTAAATTCAATAAAGCTACCAAACATTCTACCCACAAGTTCTTGATACTGCGAGAACATATCGTATGTTGCCAATCCGCCCATATTACTACTTGAAAGTAAATATGCATTAGTATACGCTAAACTAAATGGGTCAAATAACGAGCCACCTCCGCTTGCACTGCTAGTATAAAGACTAACTTCTACTATATCGCCTGCATTTAACGGTGCATTAAATGTTATGGATCTGCCGCCTATGTCGGTGGAGAACGCAGAGGTTGCTGATCCATTAACAGTTACTACTTTTGTTTCTATTGCTGACAAATTATAATTTATATTAAAAAGGGTCTGCGATCCCGATGCTGTATATGATTGTGAAAATATTGGACCACCACCTGATGTAGTAGATGGACGAGAACCTAAACTCCTTCGGAAAATTTTACGAACTTCAATTACTTCATTAGGTAATATATAATCATTTTGATCAGGTATCATTTCTAAAAATAAGTACGACTCTTCAACTGAGTTATCACTACGTTGCCTAAATCGGGTTAATGCTTTCTTTAATGCTGTTTGGTAGTGAATTGGATCGAGTTCGACATCAATCATACCGCCGCCGAGCAGCGTGTGTACGTAGTCATATACTTCTTGTTTTGTAGTTGCCATGTTATATTTGTCTCCATTAGTATTTATCGTTAGAGATGCATTGCGCTAAATATGTATATGCCAAGATTAAGTTTATATAAACCTCAAAAAGGTAACGACTACAACTTTATAGACAAGCAAGTGCTTGAAATGTTTACTGTCGGCGGTACCGATCTCCATGTACACAAGTACTTAGGAGTAGAAAATCCTTCTGATGCAGATGCAACAGCAGACCAGCCCCAGTACAATAGCGTAAGTACTTCTAACATACAAGATTTATTATTTCTTGAGAACAGAGATCGCAAGTATGATGCAGACGTTTATACAATGCGCGGAATTTATAATGTACAAGATATAGATTTTGATTTAAGTCAGTTTGGATTATTTTTAAGCAATGACACATTAATGCTCACTGTGCATATTAATAGTAGCGTTAAAACAATTGGTAGGAAAATTATCTCAGGTGATGTAATCGAGTTGCCGCACTTAATAGACGAGTATGCACTAAACGATCACAGTGTTGCATTAAAAAGATTCTATGTAGTAGAAGATGTTAATCGTGCAAGCGAAGGCTTTAGTCAAACTTGGTACCCACACTTGTATCGCCTTAAACTTAAACAAATGGTGGATAGTCAAGAATTTAAAGAAATACTCGATTTACCAGCTGAGGAAGATTCGCCGGGTGGCAACACATTGCGCGACTTGCTTTCAACGTATGATAAAGAAATGCAAATTAACAATGCAGTTGTTGCACAAGCAGAAGCTGATGCTCCTAAATCAGGATACGACACTAGTCATTATTTTAGCTTACAATTAGATGAAAATGGTAATACACAATTAGTTGACACTGATGCAGATGGAATACCTGACACTATGCAAACGCCAAGTCGTCCTGGATATACAGGATATTTGTTAGGTGACGGTATTCCAACAAACGGTGAAGCATTTGGATTTGGAATCGCATTTGCAGCGGCTCCCGAAACTGGAGATTTCTTTTTACGTACAGATTTTGCTCCTAATAGATTATTTAGATACGACGGTGCTAGGTGGGTTAAACAACAAGACAATGTACGTATGACCTTATCAAACACTGATACACGTAGTACACAAAAAGGTACATTTATAAATAATGCTACAACAGATACAATCGGCGGTGAAACGACAACTGAACGACAAAGTCTATCACAAGCACTTAGACCAAAGGCTGATGAATAATGAACTATAACGATATAAGAATATGCGAAGAAACATCCGAGCAAAGAAGAGTTCGTACATACTGTGATTCTATAAAGTTTTCTAAAATACGAGCTACTAATTTAAACGATCCAAGCTATATTAGGCGAGCGGTGGACGCTGCAAAAGAGTTTATGCGGAAAAATCCACAACATTCTGCAGCAATTAATCAGTGCATACAACAGCATACTATTACCGGTGGCGGAAATCAAGATATGTCCAGAACTTATAATGGGCAACCAGGTTCTGGTGTTACAAACGATACAACAAATACTAGTAACGGAAATCAAGGCATGGGAGCAACTTATAATGGGCAACCAGGTTCTGGTGTTACATCCGCAGATTCGGCTGATTCAGCAGATACAACAACTGTACGGCCTATGCCAAATAGTGGTCATGCTAGGAGATTATGGAGTAAGCGGTATGGCGAAACACATAATCCAGACGGAACACTAAAAACAGTTGATGATACAGTTGATGATACAGTTGATGATACAGTTGATGATACTGCTGATGATACTGCTGATGATACTGCAATTGCCTCTGTAAGCCCTAGGCCAAGAGGCGGTCGCCGCAGCACAAGATGGGACCAACGGTATGGCGAAACACATAATCCAGACGGAACACCAAAGACAGACACTACAGAAGATCCGGCTACTAGCGACGAAGAAAGTTTTGATTGGGAAGACCTACAATGAAATTTAAAGACTTTATAAAAATAACAGAAGCAGACGACAACCTTGTCAATGCTGCTGTAAAATTTACTGACGGTACAACAATTATCATAAGAAATATTCCAAAAGCTGCAACAGAAGCTGATAGTTTTGAAGCTATGATTAGGGCGGCTGCGCAACGTGCTAAGCCTGATTTATCTTTTGCATCTTGGTCGCCTGTTCAATCCGGTGCTTCTGGTAGTGGTTATACTCCTTCTAGTGAAGAAGAAATTGATATGAACAATTGTTTAGAGTTAGCAGAACATGTACGTAGTAGATCAAAGTCAATTACTCCGTTTACATTTACTGACAGTTCCGGCGACACTGACACTATTGAAAACCCTAGTGAGACACTCAATGTTGATGAGGCTTATGATAAGGACAGTGTTTATAGTAAATTTGTTGAGCTTCAAGAAAATATAATCAAAATACTAAACGCAGGAAAAAATATATTTTATGGATCGCCGCCACGGCCAAAACGAGAGCCAGGAGAGCCAATGACGATTTCGGTTGGCGGCGGTAAGTTTCAATATAGAAACTCAGTAGTACCAAACTTGGATGACTTGTAATGCAGCACTTTTATGATGGACAAATACGTAGATACATAACACAGCTTGTACGTATGATGAGTAACTTTAGTTACAAAGATGGCAAAGGTGCCCTTACACAAATTCCTGTATCATATGGAGATTTAACACGCCAGGTTGCTAATATTATTAGAGAGAATTCTGAAAATAAAGTACCAAGTGCGCCACGTATGGCAGTGTACATTACTGGTCTTGAAATGGATATGAATAGACTGGCTGATAGTAGTTATGTAAATAAACTTAATATTAGAGAACGTGCATACGATGCTACCGGTAACGAATATTTAAATACAGAAGGCAAAAACTATACAGTTGAACGGCTAATGCCTACTCCGTATACACTAACAGTTAATGTAGATATATGGAGCACAAACACTGACCAAAAGCTACAAATATTAGAACAAGTTTTAATGTTGTTTAATCCTAGTTTAGAAATACAAACTACAGACAACTACATTGACTGGACTAGTTTAAGTGTAGTGAATATGACTGGTCTTACATTTAGTAGTAGATCAATACCAGTAGGAACGGAAACTGATATTGACATTGCTACTATGACATTTACTACTCCTATTTGGATTAGTCCGCCTGTTAAAGTTAAACGCTTAGGCGTTATTACACAAGTTATAAACAGTATTTTTAACGAATCTACTGGAACAATTGATCTTGATTTATCAAGAGCTGGTGGATATTCTGCAGAATTTCCTGAAGTAGATGCTAGAACTAGAGTAGTGTCTACTGACGATTTTGACAATGAACTCGGAGTCAAAGAAGAAACCACAGCAGAACAATTAAGCAAAACTAACACTGACAGTGTGTCAGCAACTGCGTATAATAATTATGGTTTATTAGTTATGGGGTCATCTGCTAAACTAGTTAGAAAAGGCGTAGTTGGTTCTGAGACATGGGCAGGGTATTTAAAATCAATGCCATTTGAATTCGACGGCGGAGTTACTGAGTTAAGAGTATCTAGAAAAGATCTAGATAATGAAATTGTAGGAACTGTTGTTATTAATCCATTAGATGCATACGAATTGTCAATTGTATGGGACACTGATTCATTACCTGCAGATACAGTTATTAGTGGACCAAACGGCGATAAAAATAAAATAGATTTTATCATTAATCCTTATAAAACCAATCCTACTGATTTAAAAGCAAGCAACCCTCGTATACTAATTCTGTCTGACATAAACGATAGTGTTAATGTTGGCCAAGATGCAGGATACGAAACCCCTGATAATTTTACATACGACGGAGCTGACGCTTGGAAAAATAATGACGGCACTGACTTTATAGCCGGCACTAATGACATTATTGAATGGGACGGCGCTCGATGGCATGTAGTGTTTGATGCTAGCGAACAAGATAATACTATTATCTATACATCCAATCTTAATACAAGTAAGCAATATAAATTCGATAATAACGAATGGGTATTAGCATACGACGGTGAGTATCCAAACGGCGCATGGAGATTAGCATACTAAGATAATTATTAGTATGAAAGAAACTAATATCATTTGTAGTGGAGCTATTGTATATGCTCTTAATACTAAACGTTTTTTATTCTTACACAGAGTAAAGGGACGGTC